TTTCTATTACCCTGTCAAGCGTTCCTGCGAAGCCTAATTTTGCAGAAGCAAGCGATAGTTCTGAATGAATAACCTCAAAAGGAAACCTTTCTCTGAATTCGATGTAGCGCTCGAACATAGCCCATTCACTCATTTTAAAGTTTACGTTCTCATCACCATATAAACATATTTCTTCACCGGCATCATAGCGCTCTGTAAGGTTATGAACAACTGAGCCGCGGTTGCCTGCTTCATCTCTTATGGTATCTGAATCTTCGCCGTTTTTCTTTAGCCACTCGTAAAAGGCTGCGCCTTTCGGATACGCCTCTAATACGGTAGTTACGCTTGGCACTGGCACGCCGGCATTATCAAAATAAAACCTGTTATCCAGGAATGTTATCCTATTTTGCGATAGATCTATTTTGAAGTTTTTAGATCCGATTTTTGTAATTAGTTCCATTTGTATCTTTGCTTTTTAGGTTCTTTAATTGGCTTGTTTCCAGCAAGCCTTTTTTAATTTATATTCAGTTGTCTTACTAATCCGGTTCTTGGCTTAGGATTCAAGACCTGTTCGTACTAGACTTTTGGTTTGGGTTTGAAGATTTTTATTTTCATATTTTGATTTTATCGCTTCAATGAAATCCGATTCGGTTAAAACATATTCTTGTCCTGAACCGTGTTGCATTGGGTAGTCATTACTATAGCTAACAGCCCATTTTCCTTTCTTTGTAATCCTGACTGAATAATCATCTCCATTTGAATATTTATTTTCCTTAAACCATTTAATTAATTTAGCTTCAATTCTTTTTGTTTGATGAAGCAAAAATTCAGTTCTTGGTATAGTAAACTTTCCGCAATCGGTATCGTATTCCATTGATTGTTATTTTGAATATCTTTCAATTAAATCTTTTGCTAATTCAGGAATAAAAGGGGCTATGTTTTTGGCATAAGTGAGAACCGCTTTTCTGCACGCTTCAATATGATTTTTGTCGCTTCCTTTTTCGTCCAATCGTAATACAAAATACTCCGCGTTGTCGTCACATGGTATTACCCTATATGGGTTTTCTGAATCCCCTAATTTTACTCCCATGATTTCAATTTCGTTAGGTACTATTTTTTGGATATAGTACCGTTGGTGCAATCCTTTGGGGTTTTCTTTATGTGTTGGAATTATTTTCATTTTATTTTCTTTAAAGAACTTATTCTGATTCTATTTTACTCAAACATTCATTAATCACTCCATCCCCGTAATCCACCCTTGCCCAATACTTTTTCAATTCAATATCTTTTTTAACTTCCAGGTCAGCACTTAATTTTACATATACCGCACTTCCCACAATTATTGCCACAACAGGAATTAGTAAGTATATCATAGCGAGTTAATTTATTAGGATTTATTCATCCGTTTTTTCAGGTTCAGAAAAAAGAATTTTAATACTATCCAATTTAGAAAGAGGAATATATGTGGTGTCAACATTGTTTAAATAACCTCCATAGTTAGAAGGATGGTGGATATTTAATTTAACGTAGATGCCATTGCTATCTCTACCCATTTCTTTAATTCCAGCTACTTTAAAAACAGTATCACGCCTCAGTAGAACATCTCCTTTTTTGTATGGCACGAATTCGATAAAAGAGTTTACTAAATCATTTAAAGTAGCTTCTGTAACCCTTTTCGCATGTTCAAGATTTTCAATTTCCTGGATATAGTGAGCAACACTGTTTAATCTTGTTTCTAATAATTTTTTATTCATTTTCAGTTAATTTATCAGTCTATCAATAGTTATATCATCATCTTCATCTTTTATAACCGTTGCGGCTATGACCATTACCACAGCGACTATAATTATTATGATCATCAGTATTAAAAATCCTTTCATTTTGCAGTTGCTTTAATTCGTTTTTTAAAAATTTTTCTTGTGTTTCAGAGATCGGTTTTTCAAGTAGTTTGGAATAATGTTCTATCTGGAATTTCTTAAGATCGGATGGTGTGATTACGTGCATTTATTTTAGGATGACCAGTGTAAAAAATATTTTTCTATATCGGGTTGGCTTAACACATATTCTATTGTTTCCTTAACAATCTTTAATGCAGTTATATACCAGCTATTTTGACCTTCTGTGATAACATAAGTGCACTGCTGTTTCTTTAACCAGGATTTCGTTCCAGGTATAAGCCCGAATACTTTTAGCGGCTCTGATAAATTGAATTCGCCGTTTATGTTTCCGTAATTACAATCATGATTTTTAGAAAGTTCAGCCGCGAAGACATTTAATGCGTCCTTTTCGGATTCACATTTCGGTTGGCCTAATATGTTGTGGGAAACAGAAAAGCATCTATAATTTCCTGCATTTTCAAGTAAGCGAATTGATTCGTTACATTTATTTAGCGCAAGTTTCCATTTTGGCTGAAAGCAATATTCATCGCCTGCATCAAAAATATCGTTCAAGTCAGGCACGCTAAGGTTTCGTAAAATATTGTTTATTCCACCTCCGTTATATGAGCTTCTAAAATATCCGACCTTAAAATAGTGATCCTTGTCAATGGCAGAATCACACTCAATTTTTACTTTATTTTTATCATCTTCGCCATATTCTCCAAGTTCCATTTCGATGGCTAATTCTTTATTTTTTCTACGAACCTCATCTTTCTTTTCCTGTGACATGGTTTCATAGCCTCCTGCATCATTCCAGTTTTTTTCTGAAATAACTTCATATTCTTTTTCGAGCCTGTCTGTTTCAGACTTATTTTCGTATTTATACAGAAAAACATCTAATCCCATATTTTTGATTTTAGTTTTGTCTCGAAAGTGTTGGAATATTATTTAATTCGGTTTCGAGTTCTTTTAATCTGGAACGGTCTCTCATATCTTCCTGAGCTAATTTTTGCCATCTGTATTCAGCAGAATTTGCTTTTCTTGTATGCTCATTAAATTCTTCTTTCAGTTTATCTAAAGATTCTGCACGCTGTTTAATTACACGGGATAATAAATTGTAGCGGTCTGTTAAGTTGCTCATTTGTCTTTATTTTGATTGTCCTTCGATATTCCAATTCATAAATTCATCTTCATATATATCTTCAATCCATCCGTCATATGGTAGTTGATATCTTTTTATTAAAGACAATGCAACATCTTTAATAACAGCCCTTAGCAGGTTTGATTTATCAGCGGGTATACCATAAAAATCTATTGCGTATTGTATTTTTTCACCGGGCGTATTAACCTCGTCTGGATATAATGTAGTTTGCATTATTTTGCGTTTAGTATTAAAAAAGAGATTGCATTTTCTATCGAGTACCCTTTGTTGTAGAGTTTTTTACAGAGTTTTTCTGAAAGTTTATAATCACTATTTATAAACCTTAGTTTTAAACCTACCTCCTTTGAAAACTCTTCGTAAGAAATTATTTTACCATCTTTCAATTGACCGTATGTACTCATTTTGTTTACTTTGGGGAGTTACTTATTTGGTTTTTCAATAATTCACATTCTGCCAGTGATCTTCAAATTGGCGCTGTTCTTCTGAATCATCATAATCCTCCAATTTATAGTCGATATGATCTTTGATTTCATTGAGGGTTTCAAATGCGTCATCTGACCCTGGGTAAAAAAAGAAGCCGTCCAGTTCTGTAATTGACCAGCCTTTGTATCTGGTTACAATATTTTCCATTAAATTTGCCATGTTATGTATTTTAAGTTTTATTGAGCCTTGTTGACGCAAGGCTTTTTTTATTTTGTTGCGTGATCATTTAAGTAATTATCAATTTCTTTTTTCAGATACTTAATCTTTCTCCCGGTTGCAGTACTGTAAGTAAATACTCCGCGACTCCTTTTTTTTCTTAAACTACTTTTACCCAAACCGGTTAAGCTCATTACATCTTCTTCGCTAATCCATTTGTGAGGGGTTTTATTACTCTTTGCTTCTTTTACAAAAGCTTCAATAGTATTAATCCGGTTCATTAGCTGCCTGAACTCTTTTCTATCTATAGTTAATGATTCTGACATTATTTAATGAGTTTCTTGCAGTTGTGAAATTTGTGTATTAATATTGTCTTCTTTTTCTGTTACCACTTCAAGAAGATTTTTCTGATTTATTTTTAAGTAATCAGATAAATGTTTCAATACCGTAACCTGTGTTAACTTGACACTATTATTATCGTTCAACACTTTCCGCATAGAAAGAATTGTGTGGCCGGTAAGTGATGCTATCTGACCATAAAGAATTGGGTCTTTTTTTATTTCATCCACTATATCCTTTTTCAAAGCAAATCGTTCCATTATCTTAATCTTTTGTATTATTGTGTTGAATTGTTTTGTTGTACAAATATATGTCGTAAAAGAGATAAAAAGAGACATAAAATATCTCTTTAACAATATTTTAACATTGCCTAAATATGGATTACAAAAAAGAGTTACAAAAACTAATTGATGCTTTGGATGCTAAAGGCGTAACCAGGGAGAAAGTAGAAAAAGATCTTCGTTATAGTGAAAATTATATAGACAAAGTTCTATCCAAAGGCGGGAATTCGCGAGCATATAATAAGATAAAAACCTATCTTGAGGAAAAGCAATACGCATTACCAAAAGATGGTTTAGCAGAAGATCGGGCAACAATACAGGTGCTTATTATGGAAGTAGCAAAATTGAAATCTAGAATTTATGGGATTTCAGTAGAAGATGCAATCGAAGAGCTCCGTCAAAATAGTAAGCTTGCTTTGAAAAACTAATTTCTTTTTTTGAAAATTTAATTTTTTTAGATTCCTTTTTTTTGTTTTTCTTTCTCATGATTCGGTAATATTAGAAATGGCAAAGTACAAAGAAAAACTAATAATGTTAGCAAGTTTTTCCTAAATACTTTAGTTAATAAAAAGTTCGGTTAGCGAAAATAAAAAGACGTGGGACATTCAGAAGCGGTAACGAAGGTTCGCAAAAACCCTTTCCCCAACAACTAAAGCCCACGCCTTAGACGTGAGCGATAAGCTATTTCGGGGAATTTTAAAATTTGCGATTTACGTTACCCTAAAGCCTTCGCTTAAATATTTTACAGGGCGTAAAATAGAAATAAAATTTGTATTAAAAAATAAAAAGCAAAAGAATACTTTTAATCCTATAAAATGAGAGCAATAATTTTAGAATTGTTTTAGTAAAATACTCACATTCTCTTGTAAAGCAATACGGTAAAGAATTCCAGAAACATGGTCGAATCCGCTCGGGACCTCCTATAAATGTACTGAAAACTACTGAAAGCCGCGTAAAATGCGGCTTTTCGCTTTAAATCAAGAAGGAATAAGTGATAATAAGTGATACTATTTTACTACATTTGTTTTAGATAAGTTTTAGAAATGGATAAATATACCATCCGACTGACATTATGGAAGCACAACGCAAACGCAAAAGGGCTTTTCCCTATATATTTGAAGATTACTGTAAACAGGAAAACATCTTATAAGTCCACAGGGTATTTTGCGAATAAAAAAGACTGGGATGACAAGAACGAAAAACTAAAATCAAATCATCCTAATTATACTTCAATAAACGCTAAACTTTCTATTTTAAAAAATGATTGGGAAAAACAAATTATTTCAACCCAGTTAAAAGGATTGCAAATTTCTGCAGCCTCTATAAAAAAATCTTTCGGCAAAGATCTTACTAATATTTTTGAGTATGTTGACGATCTGATAATTAATCAAAAAGGCAAAAAATCAGACAATACCCTTGAAAACTACCGGAAGCATTTATTAAAACTTGAGCTGTTCAATAACGGACGCGTATTAAGGTTTGATGAGATCGATGTAAGTTTTCTTGGGCGTTATGAAAGATGGTTACGGGAAAATATCAACTTTAGAAAAGAAGGTGATCAAAAAAACTACATTCACGCGATTTGGAAAACATTAAAGACTTGGTTCAATGCCGCAAAAAAGCAAGGGCTAATTTCGTGCTATCCATTTGACTTTTACGAAAATCCTACCTATGTAGCTCCAGACAAAGACCATTTAAATAAAAATGAATTAAAGTTAATGGAAGATTTTGCTGACACAACCCCGGATCCAGTTTTGAAAGAATGTGCAATATATTTTTTATTTGGCTGCTATTCAGGATTAAGAATTTCAGACTGGTATAGGTTTAGCTTTAAAGAGCACGTAAAAGAAAATAAAATCAGAATCCGGCCCGCAAAAACAAAAAACAAGTGGGTAGAAATGATCATCAGTAAACCACTAGAAAGGAATTTTAAAAGAATGAAATCCGCCCCTCTTACACTCAAAGAACCGACAATAAATGAAAAATTAAAGATCATTGCGAAGAAAGCAAAAATAAAAAAGTATCTTACCTCACACAGTGCGCGAGGATCCTTCGCAGTAACTATCTGCTTAGGAAATAAAATAAGTAGTGAAACGGCGGCGGAACTTATGGGAATTACTCTTGAGACCTTTGTAAAAAATTATAGCGAAGTAACACAGGAAAAGATTGACAGTGAAACCAGGGATGCATGGAAAATGTTATTATGACGGAAATAATCGGTAATCTTAACTTTGTATTATGCCCCACTATCGCCTGACAATAAAGCTGGAAAATAAAGAAGTAAAGGAGTACATCATAGAAGATGAACGAAAGCAAATAGATTTTGTTTACCTGGATTACCGCAAAAGAGTTTACGATAAAAATGGCGCCGGAAGGGTGATTTATTTTGACCTGGTAATGCTGGCTGAAGAAAGTTTAAATCACCTGGAAGATCGAAGAGAAGTCTTCAATGAAGAGAATAATTTCCGGGTGCCTGAGATGACTGATAAAAAATTTAAAAGAAATCCACCCACGCCAAAAATGACACTTGGCGAAAGGGCGAAATTGAAGAAATAAGTTTATCGTGGTATCTTTTCACCCATTGTCAGGATGTGAAGCCCATTGATTAAAAGCGAAAATGACGCCTTTTTTGCTTAAGTTAATTTCAATTTCTTCTACATCGTCTCTGGTACTATTTTCTTTATTCGTGTTGTCGGCTTTTAAAGCATCTTTTTTATTTGAAAAATATTCATAGCCTTTATGTTCAGCAAATTGATCTCGGTAAGATACCCTGTATAATTTCATAATTTTTTATTTTATAATTCCTTAGCCGGTTGCCCGGCGTTGGTTTGATTAAAAAGAGAGTTTATAAATGTAATGATTATTGATAGATGTTTTGAATTTTAGATAATATTTCTGCTTTCTTTTTTGCCATCTCTTTTGTATAGGCAAAGAATTCTTTGTTTGATGCGAAATCTGTTAAAGGTTTGCGTGTGTTGCGCAGTGCATTCATTTCATCAATTAAGATTTGAGATTCAGCGACAGATTTAGATACATCCCAGGCTTTTTTCATGATTTTTTATTTTTGGTTGATTTATAATTATTCCCCTTTCCACTCATTTACTACCCTTTCGCGTTCTTGGCTAATTTTTGCCCACTCTTCTAATATTGTTCTGCGTTCTTCTTTTGTAGTTTTCATATCTGCAAAAGTGTTAAGATCATTTTGCTGTTGATTAAGACTTTTTAATTCGCTTATTGTTTTTTCAATTGTGTTCATGCTGTTTGCTTTTGTTACACAAATGTACATCAAAATGAAATACAAAACAAATTTATTTCAATCTTTTTAAAACTTTAACATTTAGCGAGTTAAATAATTATTTGTACTTTAAAATAAAATACATTATCTTCGTATCATGCCTATCAGAAAAAAAGCTAAAACAATTCGCATGGCACCCGATACAGATCAGCTGCTAAAAAAGTTATGCGAGAAATTAAACGATTCTGAATCGAATGTGATCAGAAAGGCGCTGGAAGACCTGGGTAAGAAAGAAAAGGTTAAAATCCAATAAGAATAAGGTAATATACAATCACTTTTGCACACAATGTTAATAAATTTAGCAAAGAAAAAGTGAATTGCTATGTATATTAGCTAAACTTTTCTAATGAGCGCAAAACTATTTCATGCTAATATCAGAATATTGAGAAGGCAAGCCAAACTATCGCAAAAACAATTCTCTGAAAAGATCGGCGTAGAATTAAAGCGATACGCCAAATGGGAAGAAGGAAGATCGCAGCCCGACATTGATAATATCGAAGCTATTGCCCAGTCTCACAATATTCCTCTCGATGTACTTTTTAATTTAGACTTTGCCAGATTTACAAGCTAATATATTTAGCACGTTTCTACTAAAATCGTTACTAATTTTGTTATAATGAAATTAACTGCCAAACAGGAAAAGTTTTGCAATGAGTACTTAATTGATCTGAATGCTACACAGGCAGCAATCAGGGCCGGTTATTCACCTAAGACGGCACAGGTAATCGGAGCCGAAAACCTTACAAAACCTATTATTTCCGGATATATTCAAGAGCAACGGCACAAATCAGCCGAGAAAGCAGAAATTTCACGTGAAAAAGTCATTAACGAATATGCAAAACTTGCTTTTTTCGACATAAGAAAAATACTAACCGTCGATGGAGGATTGAAAGACACAACAGAATGGGATGACGATAGCGCCGCCGCAATAGCCGGACTTGAAAGCTATGATGAAAAAGAACCCGATTCAGGAATGGTACTTGGAACCGTTAGGAAAATAAAGGTCTCAGACAAACGCGCAGCCCTGGATAGTCTTTGCAAAGTCTTAGGTTATAATGCTCCCGAAAAGTCAGAAATGAAAATAAATAATTCTCCTTTCAATGATTCACAGGTAGAAAAAATTCTACATGAAATTAAACGCGCTCGCAAATAGTTTATTCAAAGATCTATCGGAAGAACTTCAGCATAATTTAAAACTTTCCGGCGTTGTTCCCGTTGCTGATCCAATTATACCATTATGGGAACTTCCCGAAAAAACCAATACTGTAATTTTAATCGGTGGCCGGGGTGGAATGAAAACGTATGGCGTCTCTCAATTTATCGCTAACCAGGCAGCAGTTAATAAAAAACGGTGCGTCATTCTCCGTGACGAACATTCACTAATCAAAGAATCTATCCTATCGGAAATATTGCAGAGGTATGATGATATTCCATTTTCAACCAACACAGAAAAGTTAACCACCGGGATAAAAGATAAAGAAACGGGAACGGAATTAGTCTTTACCAAAGGCTTCAAGGCGTCGGATAATCAGAAGAAAGCCAATATGAAAGGCGTGTCGAATATAGATATCGCCGTGATTGAAGAGGCGGAAGATTTAACCGATAAAGACAAATTCAATACGTTCGTGGATTCACTCAGGAAAGAAGGGTGCCTGGTGATCGTCTTAATGAATACCCCTGATATTGGGCACTTCCTCCTTAAAAGTTATTTCTATACTAACATTCCTGCTCCTGTTCCTGTTAACATTCCAGAAAAACTTAAAGATGATTTTGACGGATATTTTGAAATTAAGCCAAAAGAAATTCCTGGCTTCGTTTGCATTCACACCGGATTTGAAGATAACAAATTTTTACCCCAAAATATAGTCGACCGTTATAAATCTTATGGCGATCCGGATTCACATACTTACAATCCTCACTATTATATGACCGCTGTTAAAGGTTATGCGAGCACCGGAAGAAAAGGACAAGTATTAAGGAAGGTAAAAGAAATCTCACTCAAAGATTACCTTGCCCTACCGTTCAAAGAATATTACGGCCAGGACTTCGGAACTGCTTCGCCGGCTGGATTGGTAGGAGTTAAATTTGACAAGAATAATTGCTATGCGAGGGAGATTAATTACCTTCCTATGAATACGATCGCAATCGGGAAATTATATTGTACACTCAATTTCGGACTGAATGATAAAGTTATAGCCGATTCAGCAGATAAAGATGCGTGTGATAAACTCGCCGCTGGTTACCAAGCTAAAGAATTAAGCCAGGAGGATTTAATGAACTTTCCTAAGCTATTAAGGGGCTTCTTTGTGGAGAAATGTGTTAAAGGTGAAGGATCAATAAGGGCCGGGATCTCCACCATGGATGGGCTTAACTTATTTGCGGTAAAAGAATCTGAAAACCTATGGAATGAAATCAGAAATTATACTTACGATGTTGATAAGAATGGTAATCTAACTAATGATCCTATTGATGCCTTCAACCATCTTATTGACCCCTGGAGATACGTATGCACCGATCAGCGCGGCAAACGCGAAATGTTTGGTATATAACTAAAATATTTAGCCATTTATTGCTAAAATTCTTACTTAGTTTTGATTTATGATCTATACAGATGATCAAATCGCGGCAATAATCAAACTAAATCCTCAAAAAAAGCTGGTGGCTGATGCAAGGGCGCAAGCCGATAAATTAATGATGCTCATTCATGGGCACAATATAGCTTCAGCACTTTCACGTGATCTTTATTTTGAAAATGACGACATATTTAAATCCAGGAATAGTAAGGCGATGTCAAATAAAGACTTGTTCGCCAGATTATTTCAAAGGGAGCAAATGGTTTTCACCGCACAGGGAGGAGCTTCTTACTTCACAGGAATAACTGACGCCCAAGTGAAGCAGCTGAACGAAATATTAGATAGTATTCGTTTTTCCATGTCAATAAGAAGATGGATAGAGCATTTTGCTTTACCAGCTTTCAGGTGTGACCCTATGGGAGTTATCTTTATTGAATCAGATGATGACAGTTCTTATCCGACTTACAAATGTAGTTCTACTGTTTACGATTATCTTCCGAATGGGAGAAAATTAGAGTATATTTCATTTCAACTGACTAAAGCTGAATGCGATCTGTTTAAAGTAGAGGATGAAAAGCTAAAAGACCAACAACCAGACTTTAAAACTAATTACTACCGGTTTGTAGATGACGTGAGAGATGTAATTGTGAGATATGAAAATTCAGTGGTTACAGAAGTTGATCGGTTAACACACGGATGGCAACAAACACCTGCCTTTATCATTTCTGATATTATTTCTTTTGAAAATACACAAAAATTTCTTTCACCAATTCATACAGTTGTTGAACTGGCTGATAGCTTTCTTAATGACCGTTCAATCCGGGATCTGCAGAAGAAATATCACGGATTCTTAAAGGCTATTGAACCATTATTACAGTGTGGCATTTGTCAAGGAACCGGATTCTTATCAGGAGCAGCTTGTCCGGAGTGCACTCCAATTGGAGCTGACAAAGGAACGGGCTATAAATTAAGAACAAAGGTTGCCGATGTTGCCCGCTTCCCTATTAAGACCGGATCAGGGGAAAATTTTGATTTTAATAAATATTTTGGTTACGTAAAACTTCCGATTGAGGTGTGGGATAAACAAGATGCCTCTTTACAGGACATTGAAAATCTAATCACTGATGTTTATTGGGGAACTGAAAAAAGACAGCAAACCAACGGGCCTAAGGTGGGTGATAAATCGGTAGAAGAAACGGCAACAAAAACACTTTCTAACTTACAACCAATATACGCCAGGCTTAACGCAACCGCTGATTGGGCTGAAAAGACAGAAAATATAATCGCTGATTTTATAGGAAAGAAAGAATTTACTACATTCAAGAAGGCACAAATTTCCTATGGAAGATATTATATTCTTGAGACACCAGCGGAATTGATGGATGAATATCTTAAGTTAAAAAAAGAAGGCGCCTCGCAGTCGTCCTTATTTGCGGCACTCAAAAGATATTTACATTCAGCGTATGAAGCAGATCCTTCCATGCTCGCTGTAGAACTTAAGATGATCAATGTAGAACCGTTCATTCATTATACTGTAAGCGAAGTGCTTGCAAACAATCCCGCAAAGATTGATTACTACTGTAAACTTTATTTTTCAGAATGGCGGCAATTGCAGGACTTTAATTACCTGTTGGCAACCAAAGAAGACGTTTTAAGGCAGTCTCTCATTGAATATGCAACAGCAAAAATGGCGTTAGATCCAACCGAAGCCGTTGAAGCTGTTGGGGTAACAGAAAAAGTAAAAAATTAAATATTATGGCAGATAAAAAAACAGAAATTAAAAAACTACCAAATGACAATTTGGATTTATCAAACTTTGATTATGATAACCTAACAGGTGAATCATTTGAAAAATATCAGGAATTAGTAAACAGTCTTCCAGGGCACGAAAACAGAGACTTTGTGCAGTACATGGCCAGCGGCGTGTTTAAAACAATTTTGAATGATAACGCCGATAAAGAGGTGGTATTAGTGGGGATTAAGATAAACAACATTAAACCGGTAAACGTTACAAGAGTTCCCGTAAATGTTGCCCGTAATCTCAATGCGCAGATTATGGATAGAAACAACCCGTCTTCCAACAGCCGGTATTTTTTACTTAAAAAACCTTCCAATGCTTAAAAAAGAAACAGCCGAAAAAATTAAATCATTTGGCTTTGATGTTGATAAACTTATAGCCGCAATCAAAGATGAAGCAGAAGTAGATTACCCATTACCGGAAATACAGGTATTTTCCGCTGCCGATCTTGCTTCCAGAGATGTCAACACGAAATCCGAAGGTGAAAAAGAGGGCTTCAAAAAAGGTAAAGAAGCTGGAATAATTGTAGCCGGCAAAGCACTTGCAAAGAAATTTAATCTCCCGGAAACTGTTGACGTAAAAGAGCCGGATAAGGTTGCAGAAGCAATCAGCACGACCGTAAGTAAAGGTGATGCCGGCCTGCAGGAGCAAATAAAACTCCTTCAAAAAGATAAAGAAACTTTACAAAGTGAGGTTGAAAATACCAAGAAAGAAAAAGAAGCCCTGGCGTTTGACACTTCTTTAATCTCTTATTTTCCTCCAAATCGGGATGCTTCTTTGGAAGATTCCGAAAGGTTAATGCTGGTTAAACATGCGCTTCAGTTTGAAGTTGTTGACGGCAAACAAGTGGTGAAAAAGAATGGTGAAATATTAAGAAATCCAACCACAAAAGACCCGCTGCCGGTGAAGGACGCGATCAGCACTTTATTCACTGAAAGAAAATGGGTAGCGGAATCAGGTGGTGGTAGAGGCGGCCAAGATAACCCGGGTAAAAGCGCAGGCGGATTAAAGAAATTCAGCGATGTACAGGCCCAATGGCAAAAAGATAATCCAAACTTAAATCCGATATCCCCTGAATTCACTGCTTATGTAGGTGGCATCGCAAAAGAAACAACAGATTTTGACTGGAATAATTAAGTTATGGGGAAAGCATCTAAATTAAAGCAAATCAGAAAGGCCCCAAAAGGCTTGCCTGCACTAGAAAGAAAAACAGTTGTAGGGATTAACGTAACCGGAGCCGAATTAATCAAAGGAGGCGTGATAACAGTTAAAGAAAAAGAAGTAGATGAAAAAGAAATGTACCACGCAAAACGAACGGTTCGTCTTCCCGTAAACCATGCACGTTCAATGAAAAAACTGTATAATAAATACGACACCAAAGGAGTTAATGGCTATATTAATGCTGTAAACGATTTTGCGGGTAAAATAAAATAGTTTTCTTGTATCTCATAAGCGATCAATCACCCTTGTTTCTACAGGGGTTTTTATTGCTACAATATTTAGCTAAATAATACTAAATACTTTACTACTTTTGTTCCGTTGGTTGTACCAATCTAAAGGCTGTGCCTATTTTCTCCGAGCAGTGCTCAAACTCCAAACTCTTTCTCAAAAATTAAAATATACCAAAAATGGCAGATTATGCAGCATCGGTATTGGCTAAAGGTCAAACCGTAGTAACCGCAAAATACCAGACACCGGAGCAGCGCAGGAAAATTCCGACTGTAATGGAGCTTGCAATCAAAAATCAAAAAATCTCTATCCCGAATGCGCAGGATTTGAGAGTTTCCCCTTTGCGCACAGTTGATGTAAACTTTTTAACGAATATCGCAGCCGGGTCAGCAACCGCAAAAGTCGCCGCTCATACAGGTACTTATGGCGATTCCGCTAAGATCAATGTTGTTTACGTAACACACGTAGAAACAATGAGCTTGCCACGTAAGTTAGCTTACAACAACATCAATTCATACCAGGACTTGTTTAACAACCTGTTTGAAATGAAGTGGAAGAACCTTCGCACCCGCCAGGACACTTCCGCTTTGGCTTTCCTTTTGGCTAACCGCTGCCAGTTGGATGCAGCCGTTATTAACCCACAGATTGCACCTGCCGGTTTCTCTGACACCTCCGCAATTGGTTCGTGGGATAACACAAATTTTGCCGGATTGATTAAGGTGGCCGAAAAAGCCAGATTTATTCAATGGGCAAAAGCATTCATGGCAGCACGGCACTTTACCGGCGCCTATGATATTGTAGCCGATCTTCAAATGGCTGCTCAGTTTGAATACCAATTGAACCAGGGCCAGGGTAATGCAGCTAATACTTCGTTCCAGTTTGGGGATGCAGGAATAGCCACTACCCAGGATTCAGTTTCTTCTTTCTATCCACAAGGTTCTGCACTTGTGATGCCACAGGGCACACTTGCAGGTTTGGTTTGGAACGAAGGGTTAAACAAAGCTGGTGTAAATGCAGGTCAAAACAGCGTAGGTAATTTGGGAACCGTTGCCGATCCATTAGGGTCTGGTGCAATTGCTGATCTCTCAATGTACACAGCAAGGGCAGATACCAGTGCCAACACTACTGGTGGTTCTACTCAGGATATTGTGGATCAGTGGGAGCTTTCATTAACTATAGGTTATGTAACTCCACCTCTCAGTGTAGCAAGTGATTCAGTAATTCATTTATTTGGACAATCAGCAACCTAATGAACCCCGTGTATAGTAACGGTTTTGAAATTCAATCAGTTCTTAGTTCTTTGACAAAAAGATTAGGATGGAGGCAGCCGACACTTGCCGGCTCGCCCGTCCTGAATGCAGATAATAAAATGTCAGTTTCAGGCAGGTACTTTCAAAGTTTTCACTCACTGGTAACAATTGCAAAAATTAAAGACGTTTGCGAAGATAAAGATATAAGTGATGCTGACTTTAATACTTACCTGACTAATCTTCAGCAGGATGCCATAATGAGGTGCCTTAATGAAGTTTTCAGGGAGCCGGAACTAATAGAACAAAAACTATTATATACACGGTTTGCGACAATGGACCAGCCGGTAGGTAATTCAGGACTTTTTACAGGGTACATCATTAACGTGGCAAATGACTTTGGAATTTCTACTCAGATTAGTTCAGCTACTCTTTATTTTGACCAGGATTGCTCCTTTAACCTTTATTTGTTTCAGGACGGCGTCAAAGCTCCTTTACAGACAATACCGGTTTCATGTGTAGCTTTTCAAAGAACGGTAAAAGAGTTTGATAACCTTGTACTCAATTTCAAGACAGGCCAAAAGTATTATTTCGGTTATTTTCAATCAGAACTTGGAGCGGCACGGGCCATAAGAGAACAGGTTGAAACTTGGGCAACTACCCGCTGTTTTGAGGCTTTTGTTTTCCAGGCACCAGCTATAGATAATAATACCGATTTTGATCACAATCTCAGACAATACGGTTTTCTTCCTTACGGGTTAAATCTTGAGATGATCTCCTTTAAAGATCATACCCAAAAGATTTTAAGGAAAGCAAACCTCTTCGATGAAGTAGTAGGATTACAGGTAGCAGCGATGGTAATTGAAGAAATAGTAATGACCACCCGCACCAATAAGGACGAAAGGCAAATCGGGGAGATAGCCGGTAAGATTTATGCCGAACTTAATCAGGCTTACGCAACGGAAACGGTTCCTATCATGCCGGGTTTAAAAAGTCGCATAGCAGGTGAATTAAAAAGGTTGAGATCAACGTTCTTTCCGGAACAAAAGCCCATGTCAATCAGTATGGAGGCTGACAGTTTAGGAATAGAATCGAGCTGGTACAAACAAAATTATCGTCAACTTACTAACCCGCCAATACAATGAGTTTGATAATTAAAAATAACCCGGTTGGTATTGACGAAAGGATAGATATTTTACAGAAAGGATTATTTAGTTCTTTGATTAAAAAATGGAATCTGGCAGAAAGTAAATACAACTGCTATCCAAGATGTTACCGCAATCAGACAGTTGACGGATATACCGCCGAAATGTTTACCGGCGGTACAGACTACGAAGAACTCTATATAAATGATCAGGTTAGTATAACCAGTTTCTTTGGAATAGGACAAAATTCAAGAATTCAGGCTGATCAAGTGCAGGCAGATATTCATTTGATCTTCTCGCTGAATTTAAATGAAATAAAGCCCGGAATTCAAAGAAACGACGAGGAAGCAAGATTAGATGTGCTGAGAGTGTTGGACACCTTCGGAGCGGCACATGGATTTTTATTACAATCACAAACAACAGGAATTGATAAGATACTCGCGGAATATCCAGGATCAAGAAAAACAATAGGACTTAAATATACGGATATGCACCCTAATCTTTGGTTCAGATTTGATCTTCAAGTTTTTTATCAACCCACTTTATGTTAACATTTAAAAATTAAAAACAATGCTTATAAACCCTTGCGATCTAAATGTCGCACAATCCAACACCGGAATTGATTGTAGTGCTGCCATGAAGGCAAGCGCTATGATTATTGTGATGCCTCACGGCACTAAATGGACTGACGCAGATATTACAGCAGCCGGTTCATTCACTGCTTTTTTGAATACCAAAATTTCTGCTGCTCCTGCTTTACGCTGGTATCCTATTTTCGGCAATAACGCCCCCATCGCGTCAATTACTGAGAGCAATGAATCAGACGTTTTGGAAACATTGGATGACGGCTCACAATCTTTCATCCGTTACGGGATGTACAACAGGACTTTTTTAACTACTAAAGGTGGTTTAAGCCTTGCGTCTCACTTAATGGGTTTGAGAGGTTCTTCTTATGATTTTATCGAAGTGGATATTATCGGACAAGTTGCATCAATGCAAAATGCTGATGCATCTTATAGCGGTTTTCCTGTAAATCTGATGTATGCGCCTGCTTCTGAGCTTGCCAATCTGAAAACTACTTTTAAGAATAAATTCATGATCTCTTTCAGTCCTAAAGTTTATATCCAGCAGGGTAAAATTTTCGCCTCTGATGCTACGGAAGATATTCTTAGCGTAACAGGTTTGAAAGATACTCAGGTCACAGCTGGTACCACTACTCAGACAGCCACCAATATTTTTGTAGGAGTGTCAACAGTAGGTGCAAAAACTGATCTGGTTGCTCTTTATCCGGGCGTGTCTGGGATAGCACAAATTTCAAATTTCATTGTAAAGAAGAAATCTGATGGAACTGTAGTAACGATTTCAGCAGCAGCTATCGTGGGCGGCGAAGTTCAATTAACAGGAACCTTTACCACAGGAACCGATTACACAGTGGCATTGGCAGCACCCGCTGTAATGTCCACTAACGGAGTGCCAGGATATGACGGAGTAATTACCGCAACTATTACAATACCATGATAGTTCACGGCAGTGATATTAACCTTGCAGCATTAAGTGAGGTTAAAAGTTTAGCTGACTTAAAAAAGCTCAACATATTTTCTCACCTAGCTAATGAAGATGAAGCTAATGAGAACCTATGGAAAATTCTAAAGCCGGTGAAAAAGCCGGAACCAAAACCAACTGAAGTGCCGGAAGGTAACTAAAATAAGGCCGGGTAACACCGGCTTTTTTATTATGCTTGACTTGAAAAATTTAGAAACGATTATGAAAGGGCTTTCGTCCTTTAATGCGCATGATGAAGTAGAGCGAATTGTGGATGATAACCATGATGTAATAGTACAGCTGGAGCGCGATCAATTAAGCGAAGGAATCGATAGAGATGGCAACGAAAGAAAAGACCATTACGCTCCCTTTACGGTAAAGATGAAAGAAATGTACGGCAAAGGACTTGGAGCCGTAACAGACCATGTAACATTCTATATGACGGGCACGATGTATGAAAGTTTATTCTACAAGTCAGAAGGAGATGAATTTACGGTTACTTCACCGCTGGAGACTTACGATAAAATGATAGAGAGAATTGGTGAAGATGAATACGGGTTAAGCCCTGAAAAAAGACTTTATTTTGCTGAAGAGAAAGTACTCCCAAAATTTGCTGAAATATTCAAAGAAAAAACCACTTTTTTACTTTAAATAAATTACTTTTATGATGATTATTTAAGAAGAAAAAACTTTATAAAATCAACAACTGAAAAATGTCAAACAAATGCGATTGCGGTTTTAATGGAGTTATTTTCGTAAGTAGGTATCTTGTAAAAAAGTATGGCGTGGAAGAGGCTATAAGAAAATCTATTGTAAGACGAAATTCAAAATATAAGAGTTTCAAGATAACCCTTGCCGATCCGTCTGTTTTTAATCAAGAAATAAAACTATAATGGAATTACAAGATATTACAGTACGGGTTTTTATGAGATGCCTTTTCAATAAGGATTATACAGGCGTGGATAATTGGGATGAACTCTATACAAAATATATTGATCTTTCCGGATTAGGAGAACAAGGGCAATTAAGTATCCATGTAGCAATACATAATCTAAATGTGAGACTTTTCAGAATTACGGCTTTTCTTGAACTACATTCAAAAGTATTTGGTCTAATAGGGATGCCACACCTGGAAAAGATGGATGACATGGCAGAATACGGACATAAACTAACTTGGGATCCTGACGAACCGGAAAAGTTTTTATCTCAACTGATCAGGATTGAGCAAAAGGAAAAAAGAAATTACGTGGAGTTAAAGGAAATGGAAAAAGAACTGGAAGAAATGAAACAGGCAGAAGATCCAAAGACCGTAAGCGCCCGTAATTCATTTGTGATCATGCTTAACGTACTCGGAAAAGAAGGTTATAAGATCGACAAGGATAAAACTGATATGGAGGAATTAAGCCTCATGATTAAACAACACAGCGACGACATTGCCGCACTAAACCAAAACTGATGGCGCAAAATATTGTTGATGTATCCTGGGATTTAGCCAAGTTTGACGAACAAACACAAGCTGTCCTGGCAAACATGACCAAAGTATATGATCTGGCAAACCAGGCAAAAGCTACAGGTATTAAACTTGGCAGCGATGGTGGTTTTACTGAACTTAAAAAAAACGTCACCGATTTCAATAAGGTACAGGAACAAAGTTTAAAGTTAACGGCTTTGCAAGAAAAAGCCGAGCAGGCCCGGATAAAAACACAAAAAGATGCAGCACTGGCAGCCAAAGCAAGGGATGCCGCCGAACAGCAACGTTTAAAAACTCAGTCGGCTCAACTTGACCTAACTAAAAAACAAACCGCTGCTGATGAGAAGGCCGCCGCCGCAAAAAAATCTGTAAATGATATTTCGCTTATAATCCGCAATAAGGGTGACGATCCTGCCTCGGCAGAAACTACCGCTGCTTTTGAAGCTCAAAGACGTGCAGAAGCGGACGCCTCAATGGCCGCGATAGAGTACGGCAATAGTGTTAATAAATCCACCACAGCATTAAAAGAGCGTGAGGTTGTTTCTAAACAAACCAGTGCTGAAAGTATCCGTGATAAAGAAATTCAAAAACAACTTGAAAGGCAAGCGGCGCAAGAATTAAAAAACAATGTGCGCGAACAAATAGCCGCTAAGGGTTCACTCGAACAAAGGAGGGCCGCGTTAATTAGATTGAACGCTGTTTATGATCACTTGAATGCAAGCGAAAGAAATTCGCCTTATGGAGCAAGATTGCAAAAAACTATTGCAGGGGTGACTACGCAGGTAAAGGAATTGGAAGCCGCCACAGGACGAGCACAAAGAAATGTCGGTAATTACCCGAATGCATTAGAAAAGTTTGGAACTAGGGTAGAATCTGTTTTCAGGAGACTTGCGGCCTATGTTTCTATTTTTGCAGTTTTTAATTTTTTCAAGACAGTTGTTGGTGACACATTAGAAGCAGAAAATGCATTGGTGCGTTTTAAGGCGACACTTGACAATTTAGGGAGGTCTGATGTTTTTGGCAGATTGGATTCCAAAGCGGAACAATTTACAGACCGGTTTAAATATTTGAAAAAAGAAGATGTTTTAGGCGTATTTGAGCTATTAATTAACTACGGAAAATTAACCGAAAATCAAATCACTGCTTTAATTCCTGTTATAACCAATTTCGCTGCAAAACAAAGAATCTCAATAGTTGAGGCTACACCAATTATTATTAAAGCACTTGCCGGACAGGGACGCGGATTAAAACAGTATGGAATAGATGTAAAAGATGCTCATTCAGTTACAGAAAGGCTTGGGATGATCATGGATGATTTGGGGCCAAAAGTCGAAGGAGCTGCCGATGCATTCGGAAAAACAACACAAGGTAAAATCGCACAGACAAAAGAAGATTTTGTAAAGCTAAAAGAAGAAATTGGTAATGGATTACTTCCAACTATAAATAAATTATTAGCGGGGTTTGATAATTTAATCAATCGCTTCCGTAATATGCACAGTGATATTGATTTGAATACAAGTGCATTTGGAAGAATGTGGGAAAAGATTCAAAACCTATTGCCGTCAAGAGGAACCGACAGCAACGGACAAACATTACAGGAGCATTTAGATTCTGAAATGGCTCGCAAATTTGGCGGTCATCAGGTTGCTAATCCTGGCAATGGTGTTAATACGTTTATATTACCAGATGATCTGAATCCAAATGGGAATAAAATTTTAGGCACGGGAGGAAGAGATCGGGATAAAACAAAAAAAGAACACAAGGCCGTTGTTTTAGAATCTGTGAAAAACGAGCTTGATCTTGAATTTGAGCTTTACAAAATTTCGCAACAGCATAAAATTAAATTACTTGATGAAGAGCAAAACGATACAAAAAAATCATTGGCAGAAAGAATGCTAGCTGCTGAAGATTTTACTAAAGCATCTATTGAACTTTCCGATAAAACTTATCAGCATGAAATAGCTAATGATAAGGAGAAATTAAAAATAATGGAAATTAATTTTAAGAGACTGAAAAAAGGAACTGAAAAAAATAATCTTGCTGTTGAAATAGAAAATACCGGAAAGGAAATTAAAGTTGCTCAGGCAAAACAAAATGATGAAAGACTTGCATTACAAGAAGCATTTGGTAAGAAATACCTTGAAATAGCTAAAGATACAGAAGCAGAAAGATTAAGGATTTTAGAAAAAGCAGAAAAAGCGATTGAAAACGTACGTATAGAGCAGCATAATGCCATAGAAGCTAACAGGGCCTCAGAAAAAGCAGCACATGATAATCTATTGCACGATAAAATAATCAGCCAGGAAAAGTATGATAAGTTAGAAAAAAAATCTATTAAGGAAAACGCTATCCTCCAAGCGCAATCTGATTTACAGAAAGCACAAAGGATGAAAGATCTTGTTTTCACAAATTCGCGTTCTACCACTGAAGATAAAAATAACGCAGTTAATAATGTTACTACCGCTAATGCTAATTTAATCAGTGCACAAAATACAGATGATAAAACTGATAAAGGACTTGAAAAAAGGCAAGAAATAGTAAAAGATGCACAATTGATCACTCAAACTATTGATAGTTTGGTGGACATTGGATATCAAAAAGAAATTAACGCTATTCAGAAAATAATCGATCTTAACGAAGAGAGGAAAAACAGAGAAATTGCCAATATTAATGCCTCGACTTTAAGCAACCAGGAGAAAGCGGCGCAAATGCTCCTTTTAGATAATACAGTCGCCGCAAATAACAAAAAATTAAAAAGAGAACAAGTTGCCGTCCAAATTAAACAGGCAAAGTTTGACCGTGATATGGCTGTTTTAGGCATTCTTGAAAATGTTGCTACTGCTAACTTCAAATTGATTGCACAAGGTGGTTTTGCTGGTATTGCCGCAGGTGTCGCAGTTGGATTACAAGCGGTATCGGCAATTGCTATGTTAATGGCCAAGCCTCTTCCTCAGATGCCGGCGTACGCCAAAGGAACTGATAACCACCCTGGTGGACCTGCAATAGTTGGTGAAGGGCAATATAAAGAACTTGTAACAGAGCCTGGAGGAAAATCTTTTATAGCCTCGCGGCCAATGTTATTAAACAATCTTCCGAAAGGTTCAAAAGTTACACCTTTAACTAATGAAATGATCATGGCAAGCATGACGCAAAGCGCAAATGCATCAATGGCAGAAAGAATGGTAGCAAGCAATAGTATTCAGGCAGAAGGAAACCGCGTAGAACTTACCGCAATCAAAGAGGCGGTTTATGAAACCGGACGAATGACTGCACAGGCATTAAGAAAACAAAAAGGTGCAAACGTTGTGGTAAACGTTGATTCAAAATTTTATGCTCACATTATGAAAGTTGTGAAAGAGTGATTATATTTGGTGTATGAGAATAATAATAATAGTGTTGATTGCGCTATTTAATACCGCCTTCGCACAATTACCGGTTGATCCTGCAACACATTTAATAACCTTTACCGGTGTAATACAGGCCAATGGAACACAGGCCGAGCTTTATTCCCGTGCGAGAGAATGGTTTGCTAAGACTTATAATTCTGCTACCGATGTAATAAAAATGGACGATAAAGATAAAATTGTAGGAAAGGCGAATATGATTGCTTATTATAAAAATTATCATTTCGGGAATATATTTTATCAGGTTTCAGTCTATTTAAAAGACGGGAAGTTTAAATATGAGATCACTGATTTTTACCATAAAGGCGAATTTGTAAACACCGGATATTCTTATACTCAAACACCGGATTTAGGACATTGCGAAGATTTGATGAATTCATCAAAAAAAAGAGATCAAAAAATATTTGAAGCCTTTTCTAAACAAATTAATGATGAAATTGAGCCGTTAATTTCCAGCCTCAAAGAAGCAATGAATAATCAGGTTGCCACCAAAGACTTTTAACTAAAAATATTAGCCTTCTATCCCAAAACCTTTAGTTTAATTTTGGAGGAATGTTACCGTATAAAACATTCCTTTACTTTCTATTGGATACTCCAACAGGTAAAGTATATTACCGTGATAATGGCACTTTAAAGATTCAGATAATTACTGCTGATTCTGACGTTTCTCTTAAAAACGCTCCTTTAAACTGGCTCGATACAGAATTATCTTTTGCCCGTAATTCGACTTACCACGGGATAAACAGATCTTATTCTACCCCACAGGAATTTGTAAAGGATGCCGTAGTAATGATCAAAGAACTGTTCTTATTAGGCGTAGGTACAGAAGTTCCTTTAACGCTGGCTGTATTTAAATATAATTCACAACCGCTCACCGGCGAACCTCAATACAAACTTTATTTTAAAGCCAATCTTGACCTTCCGGAAATAAACGAAACGGTACTGGAAACTCTCACGGTGAATTTAATGGAGGGCGGCGTAACACAATTACTAAAGTCTTACGAAGGAACCACCTTACAAATTCCTTGCGATGGCTCAATTCAGGAAAATCAAAAAGTAAATTTGGACGGCCTTTTAGTACCGGATGTATTTTACTACCAGACTGTTCCCCTGAAAGATTTAACCGAAGTAAAACCACTATGGATTTCAATTTCTCCACTTCCTCTCACTTTCGTTAATAACGAAGGCGATAATTATGGCATTATTCACAACGATCAGACCTTAGAAGTGATTACCTATGACGGCTCTATTGATCCTAACCAGATAATTACTTATTCCGCAACTTCTCCTAATTATCTTTTCTTGTCTGTAAGTAAGATCACTCTTTCAATAAAAGGATCACTTCCGTTAAGATATAATAACCCGGCTCAGGTTCAATTATTTCTTTCGACAAGCCAGGGGCAACTTATTCCCGTATCAGATAATTATTTTTCAGACAGTCACAGAATAATAACTTTTTCTATTGATACGCAAATCACACTTGATGAAAACGAGGCGTTATTTTTATTTATTCAGATCAGAAACCCGTCTGGAGACATAACCCTTTCAAGAAATTTAATTGATGTTTTGAATGGCTCTTTTTCTCTTTCTTTTGTTTCCCAGGCTAAACCAACGCGCGCATGGGCCATAAGTGCTGCAGATCTCTTCAAATTAATGGTGAAAGAAATCTGTTTACTCGCCTCTACAACTAATCAGACTTTTAATTATTCAGCAGTAAGCAGTCTTTTAGCGGCGAACCTGAATATAATGTTTACTTCAGGGGATGCTCTCAGGGCTTCAGGGGATAGTTCTTATCAGAGGTTCTTTTCTTTAACTCAAAATAATAATATTCTTCAAACTTCATTCGGGCCGGTTATTAAGCTGACTTTAAAAGATTTCTACCAGGCAATAGAAACAATTCTGGTGGCTGAATTGAACGCAGGCCATAACGGTGTAACTGAAACGCTGGAAATTGAAGATTTAGAATCGATTTATGATAGCAGTGTAGTTGATTTTTCTATTGGCGAAATGGCTTCTTTAAAATGGAATTTTGCGAAAGATTTGGCCTTTTCAGATTTAGAAATAGGTTATCCACCGCAAACTTACGACCAGAAAGCCGGGAAGTATGAGTACAATACTACTCTTGAAATGAAGGCTCCAATTAATTCGTTTTCAAAGAAACTTTCTAAAATCTCAAAGATAAGGTTTGATTCTTACGGCATAGAGAGGCTTCGCTCGAATGTAGGAGCCCCGACTTCGACCACTCGGAACGATTCAGATAACGGCGTATTCGGATTAAACGTTGATCTTAACCAAACTATTTTTGATTATTACAGTGCTGGGTTTACATCTCAGATTCCCGATCCAGGCAATCCGTTAAACACGAATATTAACTTTCAGCAAAATGTAAGCTGTCAGCAAATACCAGCAACTTCTTTTGATGGAGAATACTTCCAGCCCAATACGGATAACGCCATTGTCATGTTTAGCGTGCCGGGATATATTGTTAATGAAACCTGCAATCTTACTGTTAGCGGGCTGATCAATTCAGTAAATAAGCCCCCACTAGCCCCGGACGATAGCTTTACACTTAAATTGTGGCATAATGGGCAAGTAATCTATACTTATACCGTGGGAGTTTCGGGGGTGAATACGCCTATCTCTATTAATTACGACTTCACTCAGTTTTTCGCTTATAAGGACTGGGTCTATATTACGATGGAAACCACCGCTACCGGTGAAGCCACCATTAACACAGCTTCACTTAATATCGGTACTTACATAATAATGAACGCGGCAAATATCCCGGTACTTTCAGGAAGTTTCAAATTACTTTCATGGCTTTCTTTTAGCCCGGATTCCAAACCGTATGTAGAAACCTCTCACGTCCAGTATGGATTCCAGTATTTTGTCTTTAACTCGCTCGTTCCCAATACAAACTTTTTACTTCAGTCTTTCTTTAATTCATGGATTTCTAACCAGGTTGCGGATTTTTCGGTTGATTGTCATATAAACGATTTAGTTCAAAGTTCAGTTGTTACTGGCTCTGTTGATGGATTGCCGTTGGTAAATAGTATCAGTCTACCTCGCGATTATGCTTTAAATGATATTGTATTTTTTTCTGCAAATGTTTTAGGCAGCGTTTTAAACGTTTCCATGACAAGCCTGGACGTCACTTTCTACTCCACTCAAATAAAGTGCTATTCCTTAAAAAGAGTGCAGTATGATTCACTTTCAGGTGTTCCAAATATTGCTAAAAATGACGCAGGAGAAATAAGAACAGATATTTCGGGTGCTCCCTATAATATTGAGGACTTAACGCCAAAGACTTTATACAGAAAATGGAGGAATTATATTATGTCCACCTTTATGGATCAGGTAACAGGATTAATGAAGTTTCAAACGTTGAGTAAAAACTCTTACCTCTCAAGATCTATTAACGGCGAAGTGATCACAGAAAATTCCGATGAACAGGTACTGGGATTTAAACGGCTGTTTTATCCGATCGAACTACAGGTAAAAGCGAACGTTCCCTTAGGATTCGCAGAACTGATGAACAAAACGAAAAACGCTCATATTCACGGCACATTTATGGGAACGGATATTTATTTCTTTGCGGATTCCCTTAATCAGAAAGCAGCCTTAAATGAATCGCAGACCTGGAAAGCAATCCTTTCTCCCAAAACAGATTTAACAGCTTTTGCACGAATAACATCTTTTAAAATTCCCGCTATGGAAGACAATCAAATATCGTATGCCTTTTCTAACGCAATTCAGTTAGTGCCCTATAACCAAACCTTACCGGATAAATACCACACAAGAAACCGTGATACGTTCTTATTTAAAGACCAGATAGGCAATTGGGTAAATCAGGATGATTATGGCCAACCAGTTCAAATCGGCGATCCGTTGCCGTTCCAGTTTATTACGAACGGACTAAGTAACATTACTTACACGGTTTATAATTGTGACGGCATTTACTTAGGCCCAACGGCTTTGGATGTAGCTATTTCACCTGCTGTAAGTGATCCTTATGCATTGTGGCAAAAAATTATTGATACAACAGGATGGGCGCGCGATAATTATTACATCGTGATCAGCGCTGCCGGTTCGCCTGTTTATAGAAGTGAGCCGTTATGGTTAAGGAATAAGATTGAACTGGAAGGCAGCGTACTACTGGAAGCCACCAACACCTTTAATACACAAGGAATTGTATTTGATGCGGGATTTGTGATCTCGATGCGTTTCAAAGGTGGTTATGATAATAAATTCAAACAAAAGTACTTGGGCAAATTCTACATAGATCAACCCCAAGACATTACCGTTCTTAACGCGATTCCGTATGAAACGAGCACCCTTTTAATCGGCCGCGATGGTGGAGTTCCGGATTACGTTCCTAAGAAGATTTTAAGAATGCTATTGATGGACGGATGTATGTTGGACGGCGAAGGGTTCTCTTTAAATGACGGCGCAGAACTGGAAGAGGTCTTTACCAAAGGTGCACCAAAGAAATTCCAAAAAGTAGAAATCAGACCATCCAAGAATAAGCCCGGAATTAGCACACTTCCTTCCGGTGTGTCTTCGGATGATAGTAGTATGATTGTAACAGTTAATCCGCAATCTTTTGGCCCGAACGTAACTAATTCAAGTGGTACGACTGAAACAGATTTAATAAGTATTATAGTAGAATAATACTATAATTTTTAGCCATAAATTACTAAAGGCTTTGGGTAATTTTGTTTAATGCAAATAAGCGTATCAAGCCAGACTACCCTGCTAAATGCAAGCAATTTTTTTGTTTTTGCGCTTTATGATGCATCGGCCCCAACTGTATTACTGGAATCGCAGCAGCCCCCAAAACCTTACGGCAACCCTATTCAAATATCCTTTACGTACAACTGCCTGGCAGGGCATATCTATATAATCAAGTTATGGGAATCTCCTGATGATACCCCTACAGGCATCGTACGTAACTCATTTTCTCAGGCGGTTAACTCAAATGAAAGCTCCGTTAAAATTAAGTTAGACGAATATTTAGAAGCAGATCTTACCGCCGGACTTGTAAGCGGTACAACTGCTTACGTAAATACAGACTGGGCAGGATGGGATTACTCAATAGAAAGGGTAGGTGCAGGAACGATGACACCGGATTCTGAAGTGAGCGCCAACCCACAGTATCATCAAGATGCTACAGGAGGTTTCCATTTAATTATCGACGGAGATGTTTTTGCCGCAAACGAAAAGTTTGTAGTAAGATTCATTCCACAGGTAGTTTCTATTACTCCTGCAGGCGTTCCTTCTTCTATATTCTCCGATGGGAGAATAGTCACAGCGGATGCCACTTTGACTCTTACGGACATAGGGAAAGCAATATTTATTCAATCGGCGACCACGAAGATCACAATTGCTTTACCGGCCTTATCCACCGTTTCAGATTATTCGTTTTTTTATCTCTTTTCTAATGGTGGTTTACATTATAACGCAATTATTCAGGCGCCAGGATCAGACAAATTCTTATTTAATACAGACCGATCACAGCTTATTTTAGGCCAATGCGAAAACGCCAAAATCTTCAAAGCAAACGGAAAGTGGAATATCGAAAACGACTTACCAGGGGTTTTGAAAGTGGGAGAACTATTTCATACTCACATGGGAGAGGAAATAAATTCCCTGCCATTGTCAGGCCAGCTGGTTTCCCGTGCTGATTATCCGAGACTTTGGGCATGGGCTCAATCTCTTCCGTCTGGAAGTATCGTTGCTGATTCTGCATGGACTTCAACAAGTGTTACAGTCGATGATATCGGGTACTACACTTTAAAAGGCGGTTTTAGTGTAGGAGATGGATCAACAACTTTCCGCCTTCCTTTAATTGACAAATATTTTATTCGTCCTATTAATTCTGACAGGGTTGCAGGATCTCTTGAACTTCAAACAGTACAATTACACGACCACGGAATTACAGGGTCAAGTCTTACCAACTTTGGCGGCAATGGATGGGTTCCGGCTGTTAATCCGCGGACTCCTGAAAGTGCAGGACGCACCGACAAAGCTGGCAGCGTAGAAACCAAACCAACAAATATCGGAGTTCCCTTATTAATCAGAATATGAAAAAACTATTTACAATATTACTAGTCTTAATTTCTTTGACCTCACAAAGTCAGGTATTGCAAGAACCTACTATTTACGGGATCTTGTATAACATTAATGGAGCGAAAACCGCAACCCTTGTTCCTACCGTTAACGGTGTTCCAGTTTTACCTACTCCTCTAAAAAAATACAATCAAGGCGCCATCTGGATAGATTCTACCAATAAAAAACTTTACTTCTATAACCCTTCCGATTCTTCCTATAACGAAGCAGGTCTATCTCAATCCACAGTAGACAGTATTTTAGGAGGGTATTATACTAGAGGACAAGTAGATAGTATAATAGCAGTAACTAAATCTCTTTTTAACGGCGGTACAACAGGGCAAACTTTAGTAAAAAACAGCAATACAGATTTAGATTTTAGCTGGAGTACGCCCGCGGGTTCGACTAATAGTAATACAGGTTCGGGGTATAGGCTCGCAGTTCCTTTCACGAATAATATAAGAACAATATTTTCAGTTTCGCCAATTCTATTAGACAGCGTAACAAATACTAATGCACTGACTTTTACTTTTGACACAACTTTATATCATAGTACAGCTTACAGTAATACTGTTTACGGTTCACTTTCTCAGCAAAACACCAACACTTCAAACATTGCAAGTAATACAACTGCTATTACAGGTAAACAAAATTCTTTAACTCTCACTACAACCGGAACAAGCGGTGCGGCTACTTTAACAGGGAGTACTTTAAATATTCCGCAATATACAGGCGGCGGAATAACAGCCGATAGCATTATAACAGCAACAGCAGGACAAACTTCATTCATATTTTCAAGTGTGCCAGCTTCAATAAATGATTACATAATTTTTATTAACGGAAATGCTACGACAAATTTCACTACTTCAGGTAATACGATAACTCTTGGAATGACAGATTTACTTGCAGGTGACAAAGTAAGATACAAAAGAATAAAATGAGAATTATTTTAACGATATTATTTCTTTTTTCAGTTGCTTACGGGCAAACAAATTATTACGTTTCTAATGCAGGGAATGATAGTAATGATGGGCTTACCACAACAACAGCGTGGCAAACGCTTTCTAAAGTAAATGCCTCAACATTTAATGCAGGCGATTCTATCCTACTTAAAAGAGGCGATTCGTGGAATGAGAAGCTGACTTTAACAAGCTCAGGAAGTGCGGGAAGTCCTATTGTAGTGAGTGCTTACGGGTCAGGAGTAAAGCCGCTAGTAACCGGATTTCAAACACTCACAGGCTTTGTAAATACCAGTGGGAATATTTGGACGGTAACAGCATCAAATTCAGTTCCTAGTTTAAACACGGTATTAGTCGATGGGAAGATTCAGGCTAAAGGACGTTACCCCAATGCGAGTGGGGTAAATGGAGGGTATTTAACTTACCAGACAGCAACCCAAACATCTTTAACGTCAAGTTCTCTTACTGGTGCTCCAAACTACACCGGCAAAGAATGTGTAGTAAGAACTGCTGCATGGATTCTTGATGTGGTGAAGGTTGCTTCTCAATCAACAAGTACTTTAAACTTTAGCCAATTGTTGACTTATAATGCCGGTACATTGGGGGGATCAGGGTTCTTCTTTCAAAATGACAGTACCTTTTTAGATGTTCAGGGAGAATGGAGTTTTGATTCAGCAACAAAAAGACTACAGGTTTATTCAATTTCCTCACCAACAGTTCAGATTTCAACTATTGACACCTTAATTTATGTCAATGGCCATCATTATATCACTTTTGACAATCTTTCTATAACAGGAGCCAACAAGGCGGCATTCCAGTTTGATTCATTAAGTAATATTACTGTACAGAATAGTTCCATAAATAACTCTGGAAACATCGCCTTATCGGCTCAAAAATCATCCGACCTCTCTATCATAAATGACAGTGTTCAAAACTCTTTAAGTAACGGCATTTTCTTCAAAAGTATATACTACAACAACTTAATGATTGACACCTGTAATTATCCTGTAATAAGTAATAATTATATTAAAAACACGGGTATCTATGCTGGAATGGGTATGAGTAACAATGGCAGATATGTGGGCGTTTATGTAATAGGTCACAAGCCTAACATATCTAATAACCAAATAGATTCGACAGGATATAATAGTTTAATGTTCAATGGTGACACCTCTCTAATCGAGAAAAACTATGTGAGCAATTTTTGTTTTGTAAAAGACGATGGCGCAGGAATTTACACAGTAGTAGGAACGTACATTCCGGCTGATTACAATAATGGCTCTATTATAAGAAAAAACATCGTTGTTAATGGAGTTGGTGCACCGCAAGGTAAGTCATTTCGTGCAGAGGCTTATGGTATTTACCTAGACAATGGCATTAAAAATATAGCCATAGATTCCAACGCAATTTATAATGCGACGTTTGGAGGGCTTTATTTACATGAAGCTGATTCTAATACCGTCAGGGTTAATAATGTTTTTAATACCGTTGGGAACGGGTTTTATTATAATGGAGACAACTCTTTAATATCTGCCGGAGGGAATCAGATTAAAAATAATGCTTTCTATTCTTCTTCTCCATCCTGGTACAATATATTAAGATCATCTGGAACTAATTTGGGTAATATCGATAGCAACTATTATTCTCGCCCTTCTGATACCCTTACAAATTTCAGCTTAAATGGCGTAAACTACGCGCTTGCAGGGTGGAAATCAGCAAGTGGGAAAGATTTAAATTCTGTAGGAACTCCGCTAGGAATAGTAAGTAGTTCAGCAACTATCGTTTATAATCCTACTCAAAACGATAGCACGATTTCTTTTACGAACAGAAAAATGTCAATAAGAAACGTTCGTTACAATTCAATAACATTGGCCCCCTTTGCTTCAGCTATTCTCTTTGATGAGATTATCACAATTGCCCCAAGACAATACCAATATAAACATTACCAATGAAAAAAAATACTATCCTAATGAAAAAAATACTATTAAGCATATTATTATTATCACCTTTCTTTTTAGTGGCCCAACAGGCAAGGGTACTGAATGGGCAATATAACGATGGGCAAAGTTTCGGCAAACCTATTCCTGATACCGTTAGAACACTCGTAGCCACATCTCCCTTATCCATCGCAAGCGGTGGGGCTTCTTTGGTAGACACTATTAAATCCAGTGGCTCAGGAACTCCGGCTGGCTCAAATGGGTATATTCAATTTAATAATTCTGGTAGTTTTGGAGCAAGTTCAAACCTTTTCTGGGACAATACAAATAGTAGGCTTGGATTGGGAGGTGTACCCAGCTATCCACTTCATATTCAAACAAACGCAAATTCAACACAAAGAATACGTATTGAAAATATCAATACTGGTTACGCAGCAGTAGCTCAGATTGATGCAGGAAATGGAACAGGCTCTTTTAAGGAGGGAGTGACAAGTACTGGATTCACTCCTAATGGTCTCCTTGTTCCCAATACAGTTTTCTTTCAATCTAGCGCTGCAAGCAGGCTTTTGTTTCAGTCCGTATCTACTACTGCACCGATTATTTTTGCAAGTGGCACAGATGGTTTAGGTAATACAGAAATAATGAGAATGTTTGTAAACGGCACTGTGGCCATTGCGCAAAATACAGACAGCACCTCTGGAAAATTGGTTGTCGGCGGAAATATAGTAGCAGGGAACAATATAATAGACGCAACCAACAACAGAATAGGAGTAAATACTAAAGTACCAATCCACGCCCTTGACGTTCAGGGAGCATCAGGTAATACCATTGTAGGGGTTGGTGATAATTTCGGCACCGCGCCACTTATCTATTTACAGGCGGATGCTACTAACGGGGTTGTATCCTTTAATTCAAGACGGAATTACCCTTTCGCTATTCTTGTTAATAATACAGAGTACATAAGAACATTAACGACCGGCAATACAGGATTTGGGCTGACTGTTCCAACTGCGATAATTCACATAAAGGCAGGTACGGCAACAGCCGGAACAGCACCTTTAAAATTTACATCTGGGATCAACTTGACTACATCGGAAGCGGGAGCAATGGAATACGATGGCAATAATTTATTTTTTACGCCAAGTTCAGCTGTTAGGAATGCCCTTTTAATGACGGCGTCTGTTAATACTGTTTCACCAACTTCGCCTAATAGGACTTTGACCGTAGTAATTAACGGAACCACATATTACATACCAGCTAAAACTTCAAATGACTAATGAAAATACTATTTCTTTTATTGATTCCAATTCTAGTAAACGCACAAGAGAAAAAAGATACTTCAATCTATATTTTAAAAGGTAAAATACCTGATTTCCAAATGCTTTATAAAGCTGTAACGCAGCCCCGTGATGTAACGCCTAATCAACAGGAAGCAATCGCAAAATGGATTGAGGGGATTAAACCTGAAAAAGAAAAAGCTGATTCTACTAAATGAAAACCCTAACCATATTAACCTTCAAAACAGATCAAACATGACTAAAGAAAAAGAAGACCATATCCCATTTGCCTTAATGATTATCCTCTTACTGGCAATGTTGGTGGGGGCTATCTTTTCAATATAATTCCCGTGCTCACCGAAGGGAACAAAACTGCCGGTGAAAAACATTTATAACTAAGGGATTTTAAAGGAAATCCTTGCAAAATGGATTGTTCAGGTTATTAGATTTTAAACTTTAAGGGAGGAGGTTTTTAGTTAGCGAAAAGCCTCCTTATTTATATGAAACATTTACTTACGATATTATTTTTACTGTTGAGCTCGATGGCTTTTAGCCAGACTACAAATACAGTTACTTTAGACGGTTCCGGATCAACAGATCCCGATGGAACAATCGTAAAGTACAAATGGGTGCAAACATCCGGTACAACGACCCCGATTGTGAATTCAGATTCGGCCAAAGCCACAGTAGTTTATACCATTCCGGGGATTTATGTGTACTCTCTAACTGTAACCGATAATAGTGGAGCCACAGCGACCGGAAGCACCCAAGTAACCGTTTTACCTCCAAATCAATTACCTCACGCTGTAATAGTGCCTAAAATAACAATTCAGCTTCCATGAAATACCTCTTAATCATATTACTTTCCTCTTGTGTGACTACTGAAAAGGTCACTCTTGACGGATCAAAAAGTTATGATACGGACGGGAGAATAGTCAGTTACGAATGGCAGGTAAATGGACGGGTGGTGAGCCGTGATATTACAGCTTCAGTACCGGTAAATTCAACAGTTAAACTAATAGTAACGGATGATAAAGGAGGGATAGGTTCAACAACTAAAATAATACAATGAAAACAGAGCACAATTTTAAAAACACGGCCTTAGCAATATTCTATTGGACTTTAGCCATAGGTGGAATTATTACGGCGATCTGTTTTATTTCATGGATGATCTCAAAAACAATTTTTCAACAATAAATTTTAAATTATGAAACGTTTCTCTTTATTACTTATTGCAATTCCGGGAGGACTGGGATTTGTATTTTTATTCTGTGTGACCAGACTAGCTTATTTCCACAACAGCTTCTTTCAACGCAATCACATTGCTCTTGGCCTGTTATGTCTGGTCATCGCAGCAGTAATTTTTAAACTCAATTACAAACCTGGAAAAAAGAGATGAGCGAGGACGAAAAAAAAGAAATCATAGATAAAGAGTTAAGAGGCGTTACAGCCCGCAATCTACTATGGCTTATGGGTGGCATTGTAACCGTCCTTATAACGGTAATGTCCACTTACTTTTCTATTATCCGAAAGTTGGACGGGCTTAATGTGATGCAGAATAATATCAATGTTATGTCTACTAAGGTCGAAAATAACACCGAAGATATCAAGAACATTCAACAACACATCATCCCTTCACTTGACAACCGAATGAGCATTATGGAAGAAAAAATGAAAGATAAAGTATTTTTAAAAACAGCACCATGACACAACTTATTTTACAGGTCTCTTTCATTATTCTGGCGGCAATTTGCAAGGCATTGACCGATACCATTGCCTTTCATAAAGGTGGTGTATTTAAGAGTAAGTTTTTCGACATTAATTCGCAAGGGAAATTCCTGCCGTTCACAAAATACCCCTTGGACGGGTTTCACCTCTCTAACTCTTTAATGATTGCCTTTTTCGTGGCTGCGATGTGCATCCCTTCGCCATTAGTCTGGTATTTTAATATTGTGCTTCTCGGCGTAATATTCAACCTTGTTTTTAATCTTTTTTGGAACCATATTTTTAATTAAAAAACTTTTTTGTTATGAAAAATTTAAACTGGTATTTAATCAAATCAATTTTTGTTGAAGCTTTCGCAGGTGGTCTCTTTTGGTCTTATGGACACCATATAACTGGTGGGATCTTCTTTGCCCTTTGCGCGGCAACATTCGTGTATGCCATACTTAAAAAAATAATTCAATGAAAGAATTAATCTTCAAGTCCATTCATGACACCTTCACGATAATTGGAGGAGGAAAGCAGTTAAGCTATTATCTCGCGGGGTTCTTTTTTGCGTTCCTGGGAATTATGCTTTCGCTCTACCAGAGTTCTCGAAGCCGTGACAAATTAAGTCCAAGTACACCTTTAAAGTTTTCCTGGTTATTTCTTATTTGGGATAACCTAAGAAGGGCGGTAGTAACCCTTGTTGTGATGTTCATTCTGTTTCGGGTGCTGGATCTCTCTTATGTTCCTCTCATGATTGGGGTAGGGATAGTAGTTTCAGTGGCGCTCGATAGAATTATTGTATTGCTCATGAGTTGGAGTGATAACATTTTTGATTTACTCGCTTCTGCCAGAAAAAAAGCACAATGATAGACTATAAAAAATGGTTGCTCTTTTTATGCATTGCTGCGGTCGTGGTAATGCTGCTGACTTCATGCACCACCTCTAAAGACAATAAAGCATTCGCCAGGGTAACCGCAAATACAACTCTTCTTAACAAGGCTGGCCGCATTTGGGAAAAGTCAAACCCTTGTGTAGTTGATACAGTAATTCAATTTAAAAATGGTGTTGAAACGATTCGTTATGACACTCTTTGGAATGATGTAGTAAAAGTTTATTATGATACTGCAACCCGGACTAACACCGTAACAGAATACAAGACCATCGTGAAAAACGTAGTCAAAACCGACACCATTTTAGTCGACAAAACGGATGTGCGAAGATTGAATTTAGCCTTGTCAGATAACGACAAGTTACAAGCCGAAAACAACCAGGTTAAATCCGACAATAAGGATCTGAAAAGTAAGTTAAATAAACGCACTTGGGAGTTTTGGGGATTGATAGTACTGATTGCAGGTGCAATAGGATTGAAATTTTATTTAAAATGAAACCTTTCTGTAAATAGGTTAACAGAATTAAAATTATGAGTTGGAATATAGATTTTATCGGAAATCCCGAAAACGTAGTAAAGGCTCTTCAAGAAAACAGCGCAAAACTTGATGGAGCATCAAAAGTTGAATACGATGCTGTGGTGCCTCATCTTATAGGGTTAGTGAGTCAGAATTTCAATAGTAACAAAGCAGTTGGAATAGTAGTGAAAGTAACCGCATCTGGCCACGGTTATATTAGCACAGATGGTACTGATCAATACCGTCAATGTTCAGCTTCAGTAGAGCAACTTTATGGCGTTCTTGTTTAAGTGAAAAGTTCTTTAAAATACCAATAATAGCGGCAAACCTTTGGCGGCGTGCGAAAGCGAATAACAGTAGCGAGTAGATGTACCGACTGGCAAGCAGGGCTATAAGCTCTATTCCATAACAATTAAAAGAAAGTGAAGGAGGTAATTAGCGTGAACAAGATCTATTCCGGCGTTAAAATATGCCTTCACTGTTTTTTAGATATCTAAAAAATGTACCAGGTAAAAGTATTTGTGTGCACGTGCTCGCAATGTAAAGGAGTAAAAAATAAACGTCACAAAGCCAGAAAAAAGATCAAAAGGATGTTGAACAAAAAGAGACGCAAGATGAAACTTGGGGAAGTTTATAATTTTTATTACGCATGAAAAAAGAAAAACCAATATCCGCTATTCGTCTTGTAATGAGAAAGGCAGAATTTAAAAAAGTAATCAGTTACTTCAAATTTAAAATTTGGAAAACAACTTCATCAACGTTATGACAGCACAGGAACAAAGACAACAGCTATTTGACACAATGATTATCCGGGATAAGATAACCAAAGGTGACACCGTTATTATGGATGATGTAGAAAAAATAGCGGATTATATTGTAGGGCGAATCTTAGAAAATAAATACCGGTATGTTAACATCGCGCATAAATTCCCAAATCCAGGCTTAAAGTGGTGGCTAATCGCGGTTATTCACTATATGGAATGCAACTTGAATTTTAATTGTTATCTTGGCAATGGCCAGCCGTGGAACCAACGAACAACCATAGTTCCCAAAGGTCGTGGAGCTTTCAAGTCTTTTGAAGAGGGCGCAATTGATGCAATTAAATTACAGGGCTTGGATAAGGTCACTGATTGGAGCATAGGGAATGTTCTTTATATTCTTGAGGGATATAACGGCTATGGTTATGCGAAATATCGCGGAATTAATTCTCCTTACTTGTGGTCAGGGACTAATCAATATACTTCCGGTAAATATATTTTTGATGGAACGTATAAAGCAGACGCAGTAAGTAATCAAATTGGCGCCGCTGTTTTACTAAAAAAACTATTACGAAAGACGCATTGGTAACTTCTTAGCCGCCGTTAACATTTTATAACATCGTTTATAATTTGTTTTTTCAAAGAGGGGCGGCGGCTATTTTTTAAATTATTTCAATTTCGTTTTCCAAAAATTCAAAGCACCTTTTGCAAGCGTTTCTGGATCTGTTGACATATCCTGTACGGTTACTGGAAGGTTTACGTGTTTACAAAGTTTTATTGCTTCTTTTAAATCGCTGGAATAGCGTGGCGCAAAAAATCCTTTATGAATTACACCCACCCGTGGTAGCCAATTATAATATTCTTGTGTTGCTTCTTTATTAGCATCAAATAATATTTCGCAAGAGTTTTCGCCAAAGGCGTCTTTTCCCACATAAATTGGCTTCCATCCGAATATTGTTTCTACTATTTCTGCATCTAAATCTCTATTTGTCATTTTATTATTTTTTCTTCTTTATCACTAAAAAATAACGATACAACGATAGCTAATATTCCTAATCCATTGTGATTGAAATGTATTAACACACAACCTAAAGTAAATACCGGACAGGTAAAAATTCCAATTATCGTTAGTAGTATCATTTTATTAATTTTTCTATTACGCAACAGTTACCAGCATCACAGAAGGAGGCAATATTGTAATTTTTACAACCGCGTACTCAAGTTGTTTTTCGTGTGGCATAAGATTGCATTCCGTTTCTTTGAAATTTACAAATTGGCCTTTACAAGGGGTAAAGAAACATTCCCAATCTCTGAAAATTTCTTTTCTTTCTAAGGTTTGATAAATGATAACTTTTTTATCCATTTTGGTTAATTTTATTTTTCACATTTAATATTTTTTTCAACTTCTCTTAAAACTTGCTGGTAATTAATACAGGTAAATCGTAAAACTTTCCACCCTAAACTAATTGCCAGATTAATCTTTTCAGTGTCTTTTGTGAATCCGAGAAGGGTTGTATGGCTCGACTTATCACTATTTAATCCATCGTACTCAATTGCTATTTTAAATTCCGGCAAAGCAAAATCAAACCTGAATCTTCTTTTACTGAATCGGTATTCCTTTTCCAATGTGTACCCCTTTTCCTGGCACCAATATTTTAATTGCCATGCAATCCACTGCACTTCTTTACAATCGTTACGGGCTTTCTTTGCACTTTTCTTTGCAGGTTCTTTGCAGTTGTTTGCAAGGTGCTGGTTTCTTGGAGCACAAGCTGATTTTAGTACATCTGATATGGTAGGGTAATGGCTCACGCCCAACTTACTTTATACATTTTTACCTGTTCAAAAGGATGAATTACGCTTGTTACCGAATACCCTAAATCCATTAATTTTTTAACCCCTTCAAGATTTATATGGATACCGAATAATAGAACTTCTTCAAATCCTAATTTAGACTGTGATTCAATTCTTTCAATAGCCTTTTCATAGTTTGCTGATTGAGCTATTTTTGCATCTGATCTTGCTTCAGATGCGTATAAAGTCTTTTTTACTTTTTTCTCTTCCATCTGTTTTTATTTTAATTGTGATTGTAAACGATCAATTTCGGCAGCGATTAATGCACCGGCAATAACAAGGCGTTCAAAATATGGTTTCCGGCACAACCGATAAAACCAAACATGATCCCAGTTTTTAGGGTACCAAACATTCCCGGATAAATCAGGCGTACTTAAAACTTTTGCAGCCTCTACTAATTGGTTTTCATCATACCATTCTATATGATTTACATGATGTTCACCTGTAAATCCATGCTTAATAATTTGCTCTTGCCTTTCTTCTGCAATTAATTCAACTCCGTTTTTCATTTTATTTATTTTAATTGTGATTAAATTATTCTTCGTCCAAAATAACAACAGTGTCCCGCGCCAATGCTTCTTCATCGTCCGGATCTTCTATAAAATTTATCTCATCGCTTCTTACTGAATTCACTAATCCGTAAGCAAATTCTGTTTTTCTTTCAGCTACAAATACATCCATGTTATCAGGATATTGAGATAGTTTCTCTTTTAATTCTTTTACTGTCATATGTTTTCATTTTAAATTATTTCAAAAATGGTTCACCTATACACCATAAGGTTTTTGAACTTAAAACATTTGCCTGTGCTGAAATATCCCGTTGTAAAACACGTCAACGCCGACAATTTTCCCATTTCTTTGTACTTCAAAGACAATGGTTTCACCTTTTAATTTTGCCATGATTTATTCTGTTACCTATACACAGAAAGGTTTTTAATTATAAATATTTTTAGATGATCTCAAAAACGTAAATCAAATCCTTGTTCCATACTTTCTGTTCTGCTTCTTCAAACTCTTTAAAATCTTCTTCACTTGCACCATAATACACACTACCATCACCTTGCCTCATTGTTAATTCAGGATCGCGTAATTTATTCTCAAAATAAATCCCCTGCGATTCCAAATAAGAGAAGAAAAATTCTTTAGCGGTTTTAAATGAAATACTCCACCCTATTAATGCCAATTGCGCAAATTGTTGTTCTGTTATACCAGTTAGTTTGCCGATTAGATGTTTGGTTTTTATAGAATATCCATCCCACACGAAATTTGTAATATTTTTTTTATCATCTTCCGACAATTCTACTAACAGTAGTTTCTTTTTAAGATTGAGTATTTGTTGTTTCATTTCAGATTATTAAAGTTTTTTGCCACATTGACAAATCCATTCCACTTTTGTAACATTATTTTCCGTCGTTCTCACTTCCCTGTATTGGTGCTTTCCTTTACAGATAAATTGATCTTTTACAGTTTCAATAGGGTATGGATTGTTTATAATAAGCGGTTCCGATTTAGGGAAGGGTAGTTGCTTTGCTTCCTCAGGTGAAACAAGAATAGCCTTATCCATTTTTTCTAAAATGGTTCTTGCTGTTATTCCGCTACCAATAATTGCGATTTGTTGTTTCATTGATTGTTATTTTATGCATTTGAAGTAAAACAAGCAATACAAACATCCTTGGGTCTCGAATCTTTACATTTTATATCTATTTCATCAAAGGGCATCCCACACACTCCGCAGT